GGGCGGGGTAAAAAACGCAAATGAGCGTGTTTACCCTGTTACTGAAATTGAATCTGCTGTTAATACTCTAAATGAACAAATCAGTACAGGCTACTCAGTTCTAGGTGAAGTAGATCACCCGGATGACCTAAAAATTAATTTAGACCGTGTATCACATATGATTACTAGTATGTGGATGGACGGAGCTAATGGCTTTGGTAAATTAAAGATTTTACCAACTCCAATGGGAGACCTTGTAACTACTATGTTACAAAGTGGCGTGAAACTCGGCGTATCTAGTCGTGGTAGCGGAAACGTGAATGACTATGATGGCAAAGTTAGTGACTTTGAAATTGTCACTGTGGATATTGTCGCACAACCTAGTGCTCCAAATGCGTATCCTAAAGCAATATATGAAGGCATGATGAATATGAAGCATGGTCATAAATTGTTGGATATTGCAAAAGACGCAAGAGGCGACAAGAAAGTAGAGAAATACTTGAAAGAGGAAGTAATGCGCCTCATCAAGGATCTCAAAATTAAATAAGGGGAAACAGCATGTTTGATGCTATCAAGCCATTACTTGACAGTGGACTTATCAACGAAGACACCGGTGCTCAGTTAAATGAAGCATGGGAAGCTAAGTTGAGTGAAGCTCGCCAACAAGTTCGTGCAGAATTACACGAAGAATTCGCACAACGTTATGAACATGACAGAAACGTGATGGTAGAAGCCCTTGATAAAATGGTTACAGAAGGTCTAACAACTGAGATTGAAGAATTTCAGACTGAAAGACAAGCAATGAACGAAGACCGCGTATTGGCTAAACAACAATTACGTGAACACGCTACAAAGTTCAATGATTTTATGGTTACTAAACTAGCTGAAGAAATCAAAGAATTACGTAGTGAGCGTAAACTACAAATGGAAAATCAGCAAAAGTTAGAACAATTCGTTGTTCATGCTTTAGCACGTGAAATTAAAGAATTCTCACAAGATAAACAAGCAGTAGTTGAAGCTAAGGTTAAGTTAGTTGCTGAAGGACGTTCACAGTTAGAAGCATTGAAGGCACGTTTTGTTGCTGAATCTGCATCTAGAATGAACCAACTTGTAACTAAACATCTCAAGGGTGAATTAAGCCAGTTGAAGGAAGACATTAAAGTTGCAAAAGAAAACAACTTTGGTCGCCGTATTTTCGAAAGCTATGCAAGCGAGTTCTCAGTTACTCATTTAAATGATAAAGCTGAAACACGTAAACTAATGCAAGCATTAGAAGAAAAGGATCAACAACTAGCGGAATCACGCAAAGTAATCGACAACACTAAGAAATTAGTAGAGTCAAAAGAACGTGAGGTTCGTGTCATTAAAGAGTCTAATCAACGTGAAAAAATGATGAGTGATTTACTTGCTCCATTAAACGATGAGAAGGCTTCAGTAATGAAGAGCCTACTAGAAAGTGTGCAAACACCAAAATTGCAAAGCACTTTCGATAAGTATCTACCAGCCGTCTTGAACAATGGCACAGAGAAAAAGCCTGCAAAGGCTATGATCCGTGAAAGCGTACAAGAAGTTACTGGTGATAAATCTGCCAAACATCAAGAAGTTGATATGGACCAACGTGACAACGTTATCGATATCAAGCGTCTGGCAGGGCTTTAAAAAAAGACATAATTTAGGAGAAATATAAAATGTCAAAAGTTCTATTAGAAAGCCGTTGGGACGAGACCAAAGAAGCTCTGTTAGAAGGCTTAAAGGGCACTCGCCGCTCAACTATGGGTGTTATTTTAGAAAACACCAAAAAGCAGTTATTGGCTGAATCTTCAGCTGGTACTACAACATCTGGCAACATCGCTACATTAAACCGTGTGATTCTTCCAGTTATCCGTCGTGTCATGCCAACAGTTATCGCTAACGAGTTGGTTGGTGTTCAGCCAATGACAGGACCAGTTGGTCAAATTCACACTTTACGTGTACGTTATGCAAACAACTTGACAGACAACAGTGCCGCTCAAACAAGCGTTACTGCTGGTCAAGAAGCATTAAGCCCGTTCTTAATTGCACAAGCATATTCACGCACAGCTAAAGATGATACATCAACTAACTTCTACACTGGTGCTGACACTGCTTCTTTAGAAGGCAATGGCGGTAAACAAATCAGCGTACAAATCTTGCGTCAAGCTGTTGAAGCTAAGTCACGTAAGTTACAAGCTCGCTGGACATTCGAAGCTGCCCAAGACGCTCAAAGCCAACATGGTATTGACGTTGAGGCAGAAATCATGGCCGCTCTAGCACAAGAAATTACTGCTGAGATCGACCAAGAGATTCTATTGTCTTTAGCTACTTTAGCTACAACTGAGTACACATTTAACCAAGCTACTGTATCTGGTACAGCTACATACGTTGGTGACGAGCATGCCGCATTGGCAGTTTTGATCAATCGTGTTGCTAACTTGATCGCCCAACGTACACGTCGTGGCGCAGGTAACTGGGCTGTTGTTTCTCCAGCATCATTGACAGTATTGCAATCTGCAACTACTTCAGCTTTTGCTCGTACAACAGAAGGTACTTTCGAAGCTCCAACTAACACTAAGTTCGTTGGTACATTGAACGGTGCAATGCGTGTATTCGTTAACTCTTACGCTCCTGACACTCAGCCAGTATTGGTTGGTTACAAAGGTTCTAGTGAGACTGACGCGGCAGCATTCTATTGCCCATACATCCCATTGATGAGCAGTGGAGTTGTTCTAGATCCATCAACATTCGAGCCAGTCGTATCATTTATGACTCGTTACGGGTACATAGAGCTTACTAATACTGCGTCATCTTTCGGTAACGCAGCCGATTACGTTGGTGAAATTGCGGTCCAAAATTTAACTTTTCAGTGAAATTGGACACATCCGATTGTCTTTCGGGGCAATCAACAATCAAAAGAGCACTTCGGTGCTCTTTTTTTATGTTATGATAGTGAAACGTGAGATTGTGTATAAATACTATTATGCTTACAAACAAATATTCCAAACTCTATTATAGAATAACTTCTAATGCAAAGCAACGCATTATTGAGGACTATACAGAACTACATCATATCATCCCTCAATCAATGGGTGGTAGTAATGATAAAGAAAATCTAGTACAACTAACCGCAAGAGAACATTTCATATGTCATTGGTTGTTGATTAAGATGACAGAAGGTGAAGATAGAAGTAAAATGTTATATGCACTTAACGGAATGAAAGCAGAGAACAGATATCAAGAACGCTATCATACAAAGATTACAGCAAGAGTGTATGAAAAATATAGAATAGAACACGCAGAAAATCATAGTAAAAGAATGAAGGGTAGACCTGCATGGAACAAAGGTCGTATACTAGAAGGAGTTGAACTAGAAAAACATAGAGAAAGAACTCGCAACAGAAAAATAGATCCAGCAAAACAAGCAATAGGACAACAAAAAAGAGTAGCAAAAATGATAGGTACTAAACAAAGTGAAGAAACAAAACTGAAAAAAAGTCTAGCACTTAAAGGTAAACCTAAAGGTCCTATGAGTGAAGAAGAAAAGCTAAAACGTTCAGTAAAACAAAAAGGTGTAGCAAAAGTAAAGACACACGGAGCTAATGTAGCCAATGCTGTATTAGGTAATATAAGTATCAACAAAGATAATATTGAGAAGAAAGTAAAGAAAGACACACTACAGTGTTACTTAGATGATGGTTGGCAACTTGGTGGCAAAAAGCGTAAACTAGCATAAATACAATATCTCAACGGGATGGGAAGTTACAATCAAGCACTATTTGTAGTGCTTTTTTGTTGGCTGAAAATATCTTACACATATAGTAATAGCTAGAGTAGTAGACTATGTTTTTTGGGTTAAATATTTAATGAACGAAATATTATACACTTTGATAGTTACACACATCACTATAGTATGTGTTACTCTGTTCTTACATAGAGGTCAAGCACATAAAGCAATCGAATTCAATCCCATATTAAGTCACTTCATGCGTTTTTGGTTGTGGCTAACGACCGGTATGATTACTAAACAATGGGTCGCTATACATAGAAAGCATCATAGTGCGACTGACAAAGAAGGAGATCCACACAGTCCTGTATTATATGGTATATGGAATATATTATTCAGAGGTGTATATTACTATTATGTTGCAGGTAAGAACGCTAAAATGATAGTTAATTTTGGTAGAGACACACCTGATGATTGGTTAGAAAGAAAATTATACACACCTTATAACTATGCGGGTGTGGTATTAATGTTATTAATAGATGTTTTACTATTTGGTCCTATTGGTATTTTGATATGGTTAGTACAGATGATTTGGATACCATTTTGGGCGGCCGGAGTTATTAATGGTGTAGGTCACACATGGGGTTATCGAAACGGGGACAGTAAAGATTACAGTACAAACATGATTCCAATTGGAATTATTATAGGTGGCGAAGAACTACACAACAATCATCATTTAGAACCCGCTAATCCAAAGTTAAGTAGACGTTGGTTTGAGTTTGATATAGGTTATATGTGGTTATCAATTTTTAGATTTTTTAGATTAGCTAAAATACGCACTATATAATCTTATGATTATACATGCGCCAATCTCATTAGGTGAACTAATAGACAAGATTACTATTTTGGAACTTAAATTAGAGTTTTTAACAGATTCTACTAAATTAGAAAACGTTAAAACAGAGTTAACTCATCTGAATAATACATTGGATGCACTAACTATTCCTGATATAGTTCCTGAACGTGAAACACTAAAACTTGTCAATAGACGA